CTGTCGAGGGGGGTGTTTTCGGTCTTGCTTGACCGCAGCATGCCGCCCTTGTAGTAGTCGTGCCAGTTGCCCTCAAAGCCGGTCGCGCCGCCGAAGGTGCCCTCCAAGTTGTGCTGAGCGTGTTTGCGGCTGAATGCGCCGGACATGGCGAGAGCCGCGACGACACCCAGGCCGATAGTGACGGGGTTGGTCAGCAGCGAGCTGAAGCCGCCCATGGTTGCGCCGCCCGCTTGTGCCGTGGCGGTCGCGCCAGCCATGCCGAACTGCCCGGTCTGCGCGGCCAGCATGGCGGCTTGCGAACCTGCCGCTGCGGATGTAAGCCCCGGCACCATGGCGCTGTACGCAAGGCTGTTGCCGAAGATTGCGCCGCCCAAGGCACCACCGCTGAGGAAGTTGGTTGCGCTGTAGGCGTTGCTGAGGTTGCCCAGCAAGCCGCCAGCGCCGGCCGCAGAGCCGCCGAACAGGTTGGTGGCGCCGGCGCCCTGGCCGGCGGCAGCTGCAGGGCCGCCGAACAGGCCCATGAAGCCGCCGGCCATGGCCGTGGCAACTGGCTGGATGATGGGGCGCAAAACGAGGTTGCGGAACAGGCCCTTGAGATATTCGGCGACGGACTTGCCGCCGTTCATCAGCGCATCGGCCAGGGACTGGCCCATCTGATCGGTGGTCTTTTGCCACTCCTCACGAATCTGATTCTGAGCCTCGATGCTGGCCTCGGTCACGGCTTTTTCATCGAGTGCCTTCAGGATCGCTTCCGCGTACGCCTCATACGCTTGCGTGCCTTTGACAACGCCCTGACGCTCCAGGTCACGCAGGGCCATGGCCTTGGCGCGCTCGACGTTTGTCATCTTGAGCGCGCGGGTCTCGAACTGGATTTGTTCAAGCATCTCGCGCGCGGTCTTGATGCTGGCCTCGTTCTTGAGAAGCGCGTCTTCGTCGGCCTTGATGGCAGCATCAACGCCGGCGGTGTGCTCCTTGGCAACCTCGATCAGTTGCTTCTGGATGTCCTTTGCGAACTTCTGCGACTGGGTGAGCTGCTCAACGGCGGCGCGATATTCGCCCAGACCGATGCGGCCCTTCTGGAAGCCAGCGAACAGGATGTTCAGGTTCTTGAAGTAGTCGGCATCGACTCCAGAGTCCTTGGCGTTGAGTTTGTTCAGTAGGTCGGCGAATTCGTCCTTGGCCTGCTTGGCGGCGGCACCAACACTGGCGACCGTGGGCGCAGCGCTGCGCGACGCTGCGGAAACGCCGGCCATGGCCTGCACGCCCTTGGCACCGGTGTCATCCCACAGGCGGCCAAGGCTCTCCAACTGCGACTTCCAGTTGGCCGCGTTGACGCTGGCGACATCGTTCATGATGTCCTTGGCGCCGGCAAAGTCTCCGCGCAACACGGCCATGATGGCGGCGGCGCCTGCGCCCACGGCGCGGCCCAGGTTGGCAAAGATTTGCGCGCCGATGGCACCAGCCGAATACAGGCCCTTGAGGGTGGTGGCGAGCGCGGCGCTGATGGTGTTGAGCGACTCGGATTGGTTGACGTTGCCAAGCAGCTCGCCAGCCAGCGACGCCAGCGTGGGCGCAAGGCGGCCGGCAATCTGGCGCGTGAAGCCTTCGCCGCCGGCCTGCAGCAACGTCAGCGTGTCGTTGAACTGCGTGGCCTTGGCAGTGGCTTCTTCATCCAGCGTGAGGCCTAGGCGCTTGGCCTGAGCGTCCATTTCATCCAAACCGGCGCGACCAGCGTTGAGCACGCTGATCATCTCGGTGCCGGACTTGCCGAACAACTCCTGAGCGAGAGCGGTCTTCTCGGCACCGTCGCGGTAGCCGGCGAACTTGTCGGCCACGTCGCCCAGCACGTCGCGCGTGCTGCGCAGGGTGCCGTCGGCGTTCTTGATCTGCACGCCCATGGCGCCGAAGGCCTTGGAGCCTTCGGCCATGTTCTTGGCCATCTTGCCGAGGCTGGTTTCCAGCTTGTCGGAGCTGACGCCGGACATGTCAAAGGCCAACTTGAGACCGGCGACATCCTTGACCGCCAGGCCCGTTCGCTCGGCGGTCTTGCCCATGGCGTCAGCGATGTCGAGCTGGTTCTTGATGGCGGCGGAGAAGGCGCCGACGGTGAGGCCGGCGGCCAGTCCGGCGATGCCTTTTTTCAGGCCATCCACGGCGGACTGCATTTTGTTGACGGCGCTGCTGACAACGCCCTGCGCCGTGTTCATGTCCGCGCGCAGGCGTGCCACGTCGGCCGCCATGTCGATCAGCAGTGATCCAACTTTCATAGCAGCTTGCTCAATCCTGCAGACAATTTTTCGGCTACGACGTCATCGTCATAGAGTTCGTCGGAATCACCGAAGGGCGGGAAGTCGTCGGGGCTGGAATAGGCAGCGCAGTAGGCGCGGGAGGCGCGCTGCAGCACCTGGAATTCCCACGGCTGCAGATCGATGGCGGCGCCTTGTGCCCAGGCTTGAAGCTCGGCAGCGGTCAAGGCAATCGGCCCCATGCCGCCCGACTGGGCAGGGCCGGCAAGGCACAGCCAGTCAAACAGGTACGGGCAGCGCTGATCGGGCATGGGGACGTCGCCCCCGTTGTCGCGCGCGATTTCAAGCTGGGACTTGTCGCCCCGCTTGCCGTCCGGGCCTTCAGGCACGGAGTGAGCCCAACCGAGTTGCCGCGCGGCCAGCATCAGCTCGCCTTCGATTTCCCGAAGAAGTTTCCCTGCTCTCCCAGGTACGCGCGGACTTGATCGCCGATGTACATCAGGCCGCGCTCACGGTACATGGCATCGGCGCCGCCGGGATACGGGAAGTTCTCGACGCTTTGCGTGACGCTGACCAGAAATCGAGCGTCAATCTCGGCAGATTCCTCGGCTTCGTTCGCGCTCTTTTTGCCGCCCAGCAGCTTGTCGCGCGCGGCGCGTTGCATGGCGGCTTGCGCACGGGCGTATTCGGCAGACGCCGGGGCGTAGACGTTGACGGCGACGCGCTTGCCGTTGAACAGCATGGGGTCGCCGTTGGGCAGGTTGATTTCAACGCGGCCCGTTGGCGACAGCAGATACTGCGAGAAATCAATGACGGGATCGGTGGTGTTTTCTTTGGACATATCGGTCTTCGCGGGTGGATTGAAAAAACGCCCGTACCCAGCCCGCCCGCACCCGCGAAGGTGCGAAGCGAGCCGGGCCGGTGCTCGGGGGTTAAACGGAGGGCTCGACCTTGACGGCGGCAAGCTCGGTGCCGCTGGCAAAGAACGGGTTCAGCTCGATGCCAATCGAAGCGGCGACCATGTCATTCGGGCCGCCGATCTTCTTGCTGAAGCTGACAACTTGGCCGCGCACGTAGTACGTGAGGCCGTTCTTGAATGCGATCTTGAAGTTGTGATCGGCGTCGGAGTCCAGTGCGGTTTCACAAGCTGCCTGCCCGAGATCGGTCTTGATGTCCACGTCAAGATTGAGTTGCCCGGCGTTGAACGTGCCCTTGCGCTTTTCGTCGCCGCGCTGGGACAGGTAGTTGTTGGTGATGAGCTGGAAGGTTTTTCCGAACTCGCCGGCGTTCTTGATCTTGCCGATGGGCACCCACACCAGCGCGGCGAAGCCGGTGGCGTCGAAGGTGGCGGGGTCGCCGCCCACGATCGAAATCGTGGTGCCGGCAGCGCTGGTGGTTTCGTAGGGAGCGGTGGCCATGGTGGGCTTTCCTTTCAGGGACAAAAAAAGCCCGGCGAGCGGGCGTTAAAAAGCCGCCTCGTTCTCACGGGGCGGCTTGCTGGGGGGCGCTTGCTGGGCGCTATTCGTAGAGCACGATGTAGTCGGCGGGCCATGTCCAAGTGACCGCGCCGGCGTCGTCGGTGCTGGTGTCTTCGGGGCCGATCAGCTCGTGCCGAACGGCAATGACGCGCAGGCCGGCCAGGGGCTTGTCGGCCATGCCGTGCAGAGCGCCGTGAACGGCGTCGTGAATCTGTTGCACCTGGCCGATGGTGGCGGCCAGGGGGTTGATTTGCAGGCGCATGCCGGCGTAGCCGCCGGTGAAGTAGTCGCTGGGCGTGATGTCAACCACGGTGTAAACCAAGGCTGGCAGGGCTGTGCCTGCGGGCAGTTGCTTGAGTGCGCGGCGCGTGCCCACCAGCGCGGTGATGGCGGGCTGATTGAGCAGCGCGGCAGCGAGTGGGCGGCTCACAGTGCACCTTCCTTGCTCAGACGCTTGCGCACGCTTTCTGCAAATGCGTTGATTGCTGCTTCGGAACCTGCGTCAAACGCTGGCCGCATGAACGGCTGCGGGTGAATACCTGGATGCACAACTGCATCGCGGGCCATGCCGAGGAAGGCCAACGCCTTACTTTTGGCTGGCTTGATTTCATAGGGGGCGCCGACAGACTTGCCGCTGCCGGTGTAGTAGGAGGCCGTGCCGAACTCGACCATGTGCGCGTAAAAGGCTTCTGCGTTTCCAGCGGTGACGGTGGCCTTGAGTCGATACCGGCCCTTGCGTGCACTGGTTTTGACGCGGATGGACTTGCGCAGGGCGCCGGATTTGACGGGCACTTTGGCCTGGGCGGCTTTCTTGAACTCGTTGGCGCCGGCGCGCAGGGCGTTGCGCAGCACCTTTTTTTCAAGCTCTTCGGGCAGGCTCTGCAGCACCTTGTGCAACTCGGCCAGGCCCTTGACTTGCAGCTCAGCCATTGACCTTCTCCACACAGTCAAACACCAGCCAGCGGCCGGCTTCGTCGGGGTTGCGGGGCAGGCCGACGATGCCGAAGGTGCGGGAGCCGTACACGATGCGCCACGATCCGATTGCTGCGGCCAGTGCCGTGCTGTGACGCACCGTGATGACGTGCGTCTGACCGCTTTGCATTTGCGCGGCGGCCAGTCGC